GTGGAGCATATCCTGACTTAGCAAGGGATTCCTTAATTCTATCGATTAGTCGTTTCGCCATCTTGTATTTATCTGATACCTAGATGTCTTTCAGTCAAAATCTGAAACTGCCAGCCGTGATCTTTGCAGAACTCTTCGGCGGCATACCATTTAGCTTTGTTGATTTCGTAAGTAATTGCTTCTTGAAGATAAGTCTTTGTCTTGCGTTTTTGTGTTGGTGGTTGAGTCTGCTTTTCTGGCTTGACTTCTATTACATAAGTCATGACTGTGCCATCAGATTTACGCATCTTGGCGATGAAATCTGGAAAGTAACGATGTTTTTTCTTATCGACCGGACTAAGATAGGGTATAGGAAGTTCTTCCGAACCCCACCAAATGACGTTCGGATTCTCATCTAAATATATCATTACTTTTATTTCCCACGTAGACCTATAAATGATATTATTGGGATCACCCTTATATTTCTGTGGGTTTTTCGGTCTAAATCTTCCTTTATTTGACATAAATACTATCTAGTCAATCTAACAGGAACCCTCATGGCATTCTTCGGTCTTACAGACATATCTTTTACTAATGAACAGCAAAGGGTAGGCCCTTTGTCGAAGTTGTATGCGACTAGAGATTCTTCGAAAGCATTCCGATATCCTCTTGATATAGGAAACTTTGATAAAGGCCATTACATGGTCATTCATATTAATAAACAAATAAAGTCTCAAATACAAGGAATACAACAAACCCTTCCTCCTGGAACATCTACATTATCAGCATCAACAAAAATTAATCCTGCTGCCGCAGCTAAAAATATCAAAGAAAAGTTTTCTTCAACTATCAATGGAGCAATTGATGGTGGTGTTGCGGCAATTAATAAAAAAACTAACGGGGCATTGTCTTGGTTACAGCCATCAGGACCATCATTTAATTCTAGAAAAGCTGCACAGTCTACAAATACAGCAGATTATATTAGTTCAGTAAAAGATATTCAAAATACATCTCTATTAAAAACTACAGTTCAAACCAATGAATCTATAGTTTTGTACATGCCAGATACTCTAACATTTACCAGCAGTCAGAATTATGAACAATTAGAACTAGGTAAAGAAGTTGCAGGCCAAGTGGCAACTGCGGCAGCATCTATTATTGAAAGTTTGCAAAGTGGAACGGGAGATGCTGGTAAAAAATTAGCTGGCGCACTTAAAGGAGGTCTAACAGCAGGAGCAATTAAAGCTATCGGAAGTGCAACTGGTTCTCAACAAACTGGTGCAGGATTTGCCTTTTTAGCAAACAAAGCAATCGTTAATCCACAATTAGAATTGCTCTATACATCACCAAGTTTTCGTGAATTTAGTTTTGAATTTATGTTCTATCCACGTGATGAACGTGAGGCATTAGAAGTACAGAATATCATTGAACGTCTGCGTTTTCATCAAGCACCAGAACTTTTAACAGATACAGCCGGCATTTTGATGGTTCCACCTTCTGAATTTGAAATTGAATTCTATTACAGAGGTGCAAAGAATCCAAACATACCACCAATAACAACTTGTGTGTTATCTTCAATTGATGTAAACTTTGCACCTAATGGATGGTCTGCTTATGAAATGCCAGGTGAAGATACTCCAAAATTAGGTAGAACTGGTATGCCCTCTGCAATTCAAATGACATTATCATTCAAGGAAACATCGTTCTTGACAAAAGCAAGTTTTAGAAATCTTTCAGATCAAATTGGAAGTCAATATCCATCGGGTTCAATTTAATGTCAAAGTATTTTAATTATTTCCCAAAAACATACTATTCAAGTGCCAACAGTTCTACGGCATTAGATACTGTAACGAACATCATTGCTAGATTTTCATTTGAGAATGAAATTAAAAATAATTCCAGTATTTTTTATCCGTATGAAATACAAGATGGAGACACACCTGAAATTATAGCATCAAAATATTATGGTTCACCAGAAAGACATTGGATAGTATTAATGTTTAATGATATAGTTGATCCACAATATGATTGGCCGCTTGATCAAAGAACATTAATAAACTATATTAATGATAAGTATTCTTCTAATGGTGCGGCAAACACAACACCTCAAAGTGGTATTATTTGGGCGCAAAGTGTTAACAATGTTCATTCTTATTATAAAATAATTACAAGAGTTGGTTCGGGTATTAATAAAGATACTATTCAAGAAAAAATTCAAATTGATTCTAATACATACACCAACATTATAGTTGGCACACAAACATACACTTTAAATAATGGCAAAACAATAACTGAAACTGTTACAAAAGAAAAATTAACATACTATGATTATGAAATTGCACATAACGAATCTAAAAGAAAAATAAAAATATTAAGATCCGATTATGTAACGGAAGGTGGATTAATTAATGAGTTGAAGAGAGTTCTCAATCAATGAGTCTAGAATTAACTAATTCATCGAAATTTATAATTAATGAAATTTCGATGATAACAAAAACCGGTAAACTTGATTTGTCTGGCGTGTTCGAAGAATTGAATTTGTTCGATTCTATATTTGTCAATGTTATGAATGGTAATATTCTTATTACTGATTCTATTGGTTTATCTGGCAAATTTTTATTTGATGGTTCTGAAGCAATTCTTATTGATATTTCTAAAGGATCGGGATCTACAATTCTCAACTTTAAAAAAGCATTTAGAATCTATAAACAAACTGATCGTGAAACATTGAATAAGAATAGTGAAAGATATATCTTACATTTTGTGTCGGATGAGATGATTTTTTCAGAACAACAGCTAGTAAATCAAGCATATAAGACAACATACGACGATGTTGCCAGAAAAATTTTATTGAATTATTTAAAGATTCCGGCAACAAAACAAAATGGTTTGATTGAAAAAACTGTTGGCATTCGTGACATTGTTGTACCAAATTTAAGACCATTAGAAGCTGTAGAATGGTGTGCTAAAAGAGCAATCGATTCTAAACGTTCTCCAAACTATATGTTTTTTGAAAACAACATTGGATATAATTTTGCTTCTTTGTCCACATTGTTATCACAGAAAGAATTGTTTACAATCAAATTTCCTCCAAAGAATCTTGAACAAACAAATGTTGTAGACGATTTATTCAGTCCCAAACATTTTGAAGTAATAACACAAACGGATAAAATACAGACAACACGTTCGGGTGTAAATGCTGGAACTTTTATTGGTTTTGACCCAATTACAAGAACAATTGCAACTAGAAAAATTGGATATGAAGATCATTATAGTAAAATGAAACACGCCAATGATAATCCAAATTATTCAGCTGCTGTAAATAAAAGCGGTATAGATGCATCGCAAGCATATGATTCAAAAAAAACAGTTTCATCATTTGGTTCATTTAGAAAAGAAAGTGCATATATTAAAAAATATGATCCCACTTCAATTTCTAAAATTGAAGCACAAGAAGATTTTATATTTCAAAGAAAAGCAATTATTGCCAATCTTATGAACAAAAGAATCAAGTTAGTAATGCCAGGTAATTTTCAAATGACTTCTGGTTTTGTTTTAAATGTTCGTGTGCCAAATAGTGCAGTTAAATCTGGTGGTGATGACAATGAAGATCGTTCATTGAGTGGACGTTATTTAATCACTGCTACTCGTCATATTATTAACTATGAAAAGCATGAAACTGTATTAGAACTAGCAACAACATCTAATGAGTTGGAGTTTATACCTTCTGCTACAAATCAGCAAACTAGAGAAATAGACAACTATGGAAGCTACTGAAGATAAACAATTTGCTGGTAAAGGTGGTTTTGTTTGGTGGATTGGAATCGTTGAGATGATTAATGATCCATTAAAATTGGGCCGTTGTAAAGTTCGTTGTGTTGGTTGGCACACAGATAACAAATCATTGTTACCAACAGATTCTTTACCTTGGGCACAATCTGCTTTGCCAACAAACAATAATAATCCATATCCTCCACGTGAGGGTAATATGGTATTTGGTTTTTTTGCTGATGGTGAAAATGGACAAGACCCAGTTATATTAGGTGTATTGCCTGGCATACCATTAAATGCGCCAAATGCACAAAAAGGATTTAATGACGCAAGAACATCTGCACAACTTTCTTCCGCACCAGTTAAACCATATGAGTCTGCGACAAATTATCCACGCAAGTTAGATGAACCGACGACATCAAGACTTGCACGAAATGACTCTGACTATCCATCAGAGATTGTAGCAGCAAAGAAAGCAAAACGTGCAAGTAAAGTTGAACCTGCTTCATATTACGCAGCAAAGTATCCATACAACAATGTATATGAATCTGAGTCAGGCCATGCATTAGAGTTTGATGACACAAAAGGTGCTGAACGTGTTCATGTTTATCATCGTTCTGGTTCATATACAGAGTGGGGTCCGGACGGAGATAGAGTAGAAAGAATACAGCGTAACAAGTATACGGTAGTTGCGGGTGATGAGGCGATTTATATTCAAGGAGATGTTCAAATATTTGTTGATGGAAATTACAGATTAGATGTTACTGGTGATATAATCATTAATGGCAAAACTATAAACATGAATCATGGAACTATGGGCGCTGCACGTATTGGAGATACTGCTGACACTGGAGATCAAGGAACGGGTTCAGATACCGATGTGAATTCGGCAGGAACTAACAAGATTGAGACTGGTTCCGGCACAGTATTCATCGGAGATTAAGATAAATAAAAGATGACTACGACAATAACATCCAATAATCCAACCATAGTTTCTGAAAGAAGTTATAAAGATTTGGATTTAAATTTTACCGCACATCCTGTTAAAAAAGACATTAGTAAACATGTAAATGAACGTGCAATCATTAACTCAGTTAAAAACTTAGTTTCTACTAATTTTTATGAGCGCCCTTTTCGTCCAGAGCTTGGTTCAAATATTAGAGGTCTTTTATTTGAGATGGTTGATTCTGTTATTGCCGCATCATTAGAAAGACAATTAAAGGTAACAATAGAAAATTTTGAACCTAGAGTAGCAGTACAAAATATAAGAGCAATTGCTTCTCCAGATGAAAATGGATATAAAGTAGAGATGGTATTTTTTATTCTAAACTCTGCTAATCCTATTACAATCAATTTCTTTTTAGAACGTATAAGATAAAATGACTGGTCCTATTAGAGTAACAGAGCTTGATTTTGATCAAATCAAGGAAAACTTAAAAACATTTTTACAAGCACAATCTGAGTTTACCGACTATGATTTTGATGGGTCAGGTTTAAGTGTCTTGCTTGATATTTTGGCGTATAATACACATTATCAAGCTTACTATCTGAACATGGTGGCAAATGAAGCATTTTTAGATACTGCTTTACTTCGTGATTCTGTCGTATCACACGCCAAAACTTTGGGATATATTCCTTATTCACGTAAGGCGCCTAGAGCAACAATTAATTTTACTGTTAATACTGCATCAAATTTAACATCTACTTTAACTATACCTAAAGGATTTAGATTCTTATCAAATGAAATTGATGGTGTTAGTTACTCGTTTATCACATTGTCTGAAACAACCGTAACAAAATCCAATACAGACTTCATATTTTTAAATCTTCCAATTTATGAAGGTGAATTAGTAACGTACAATTACACATATGATCAAACTACTAATCCCAAACAAATATTTAATATTCCAGATGAAGGTGTAGACACTTCCACAATTACAGTTCAAGTTCAAGATTCTTCAACGAATACAGATACAACAGTTTATACCTTAGCAGCAGATGCTAGTCAAACTACAATTGACTCTCCGGTTTTTTATCTTCAAGAAGGAAGAGGTAGAAAATATGATATTTACTTTGGGGATAATGTAATAGGTAAAAAAATTACTCATGGATCGATTGTTGCTATAACATATTTGGTCACTAATGGGGAATCGGGAAACAAAGCAAATAATTATGTTGCAACCGATACTTTAGTAGATTCGTTAGGAAATTCTCAAACAGATTTTATAATTGAATCAGTGAGTCCAGCAGCCGGTGGTTCTGAAAGAGAATCGGTTGATAACATTAAGTTTTCTGCACCGTTACAGTTCACAACTCAGAATCGTTTAGTCACATTCAAAGATTATGAAACATATATTCAGAAGAGTTATCCTTCAGTAACTTCGGTGTCTGTTTGGGGTGGTGAAGATGAAACACCTCCAACTTTTGGCACAGTATACGTTGCACTAAGACCGAAAGAAAATTATTATTTGTCTGACACAGAAAAGCAAAGAATCATTGATGAAATTATTAAGCCAAAAGCAGTGGTGGCTGTGCAGACTATTATTCGTGACCCTGAGTTTCTATATCTATTGGTTTCATCAGATGTTAGCTACGATAAAAACAAAACTTCATTAACAGAAGATCAACTTAAAACAGCAATTAGAAATGCAATATTGTCTTATAAGACAACATATCTAGATAAATTTTCAGCTAAGTTTGTTGAATCCAGAGTGCAAGATGCTATTGATGCTGTAGACAGAAATGCAATTCTGGGTAGCACGATTGTCACCCGTGTACAAAAAAGATTTACGCCCGATGTGACAGCAGCAGTGCCTTATACGATTGATTTCGGTGTACCACTTCGTAGGGGCACAATTGGTAATAAGTTAGAATCAACATTCTTTACTGTTGTTGACTCTGAGGGTATAGACCGTCAAGTACAATTTGATGAAATACCACAATCTTTTTCGGGTATTAGTTCTATCAAAGTTATCAATCCAGGTCAAGATTATATTAGTCAACCAACCATAACAATTGAAGGTGATGGAGAAGGTGCTAACGCTGTTGCTGTAATAGTCAATGGTCAAATTCAAAGTATAGACGTAACAAATCGTGGTATTGACTATACACGTGCAACGGTTACAATTTCTGGTGGGGGTGGTTATGGAGCATCTGCTACGGCAGTTATTGATGGTCGTGTTGGTACTATTCGCACTGTATATTATGATGCAAGGGCTCAACGTCAAATAGTGGATGCTAATGCTGGTGAAATTGATTATGATACGGGAGTTGTAAAAATCTCAAATATTCTAATCAAAGATATTGACTCTACAGATGGGGATATTCGCCTTTCGATTGAGTCTGAAAAAGGCATACTAAGTACAATTAAAAACAATATAATTACAATTGACGAAAACGACCCAACATCTATTAGTACAACTCTGCAAGCAGCATAATGACTACTGATTTAAAAACATCTATACTTGTAAATCGACAAGTTCCAGAATTTGTTCGTGACGAATATCCAAAATTCGTGGCGTTTCTGGAGGCATACTATGAGTTTCTGGAACAAAAACAAGGCACACAAATCAATGACCTGACAACTGTTTCCAAGAGTTTACGCACAATCAAAGATGTCGATGACTCAATTGATGAATTTGAACAAAGTTTCTATAATACATACGGCGCTTTAATTCCAGTAGACGTTCAAGCCAACAAAGCACTTCTATTTAAACATCTGGTTGAACTCTATCGTTCAAAGGGTGCTGAAAATTCTTTTAAACTTCTATTTCAATTGGTGTTTGGTGAAGATTTAGAAGTTCTTTTACCTAAAAATAACGTACTGAAACCTTCGGCAAGTAACTGGACTATTGATAATAAACTTCGTATCAATACAGATATTTTTTCGTTATATGAAGGTGATGGAACAAAAAAAGTATTTTCTTTACCCCAAGAAATTGGTTCAGAAGATATTACTGTTTTTGTTAATGAAGTTCTGAAAGAAAACAATGTTGATTACTCTGTTAATAAAGAATATCGCCAATTAATTTTTAATGTTGCTCCTGCAAATAAAGATACGATAAAAGTAGATATAAGAGATTTTGATTTTAAATTATTTGTAAATCGTAAAGTCACAGGATTGTCGTCTGGTGCTAGTGCAATTATTGAAGATTCAAATCGTAGAATTATTTCCGATACATTCAACTTAGGTTTGCCAGTTGAACTTTTGATTAATGCTAAATCACGTAGAGGAACTTTCTTAAATGGTGAGACAGTATCAATTCCAATTTTAGATGCAAATGATGAACTGATTGAAGTTCGTGCCTCTACATTTTCTGTAATTAAAAGGTTTACCGTTGTTAATAGTGGAAGTGGATATGTTGTAGGTGACAAGGTTACAGTATTTGGTGGAAACTCATCTGTAAATGCCACAGGAACAGTTTCAGAAATTTTCTCTGGAACATTATCTTCTGTGATATCACTGGTGGGTGGTGCTGTATTCACGAACACATCTCCTATTATTCCATCTGGAAATGGAATTTATGCTATTGAAGCATTTGTTGATGGTATTGATACTAGTGGTACAAAATCAGCAAACAACTTTTTAGTATCAACTGATATTATAGGCTCGTTTAACGGTAGTATTCATGCTGCAAATACTGTTATTAGTTGTACAGACTATGGATTCGTAAATGCAAATATACCAACTGGTGAAAATGCAAGCACTCGAATTGTTGATGCTCTATCTTTTGACCGATTAGAAGTCGGACCAATCACCAATGTAAAAATTCTTTTTACTGGTGTTCCACTAGATGTGCCAATTTCATTGGATGCGTTTGGTGCTCTATATGGACCAAACACAAGCTTCAGAAATGTAAAAAGTCTAGGTTCAATTGGTTCTTTTAAAATTAATGATGGTGGAAATGGATATAAAGTTGGTGATGAAGTAGTTTTTGGACCTAATCCAATCATGACTTTTGGACAAGGTGGTGCTGCTGTTGTCGGCAGTGTCAATGCTATTGGTTCTATTGTGAGAGTCGATGTTGCAAATGCCCGAGTTTCTGGCACAGTGTCTTTATCTGGTGCACCGCCTTCTTCCTCTTTGCTAGGAACTGGCACACACTTTCTAACAGAACTAAAAAAAGATGATATAATTGATGTTAATGGTGAGTCTAGAATGGTTGCGACCATCACATCAGATACAGTTTTGTCCGTTAAAGATATAGACGGCTATTCTTCTAATCCATTTAATAAAGCACACTCAAATCAAAAAGTTGGAGTATTTAATTTTTACCCCAAAGGTGGGCAAAATTATGTTCAGAATAATTTTCCAACCGTAACAGTTTCTTCACCTACAGGCGTTGGTGCAGATATAGAAATTGCTACTATTGCTTCAGATGGTGAACAATTAGAACCTTCTGGCAATGGCGTTATTGGTTCTATTATTACAGTCGATGTTGTTGATCCTGGTTCGGGATATGAGTTTATTCCTGTCAGTGTAGTCGAAAGTGCTACTGGTGCTAACGCCAAAATTAGGGCAGAAGTTGAGCAATCTTATGTTACAACAGAAGGTAGATGGACAACATCCGATTCAATTCTTTCTTCAATGGAAAGAAAGATTCAAGGTCAAGATTATTATGTCGATTACTCTTATGTCTTATCTTCGAAAATTGAGTTTTACAAATATAAGAAAATATTAAAAGAACTTCTACATCCTGTTGGAATGGTAGATTATTCTGAATACAAAAAGTCACAAGTAATTGAAGGCGAAGATATTCTTGTTAAAAAGAAAAATATTACTATAGATGAGCAATTTAGAACAATTGGTGGTCGAGTTAATGTTGGAAATGGCAGTATTGTAGTCACTGGAAACAACACAAAATTCAACACAGCAATTTATTTGGGAATAATAGACCCCGTAAGTCGATTAACAAAAATTGCTGTTAATGGTGAAATTAGAACTGTAAATACCACGTTAAGTAATACACTAATGTTGACTATTGGTGAAGTTGCAAATGTCTCAATTGTAAATTCTGGAAGCGGATATGTAAATAGCAGTCTAATTTTTTCAAATGGTGGTGGCACTATATCTGGACTTTCAATTAGACCTGGATATAATGGCTCTGGATATTCAAACGGTATTATTGTGTTCAAGAATGTTGAAGAAGCAGTAGTTGCAATTGCGAATGCAGAGGTTTACCCATCAAATGGTTCTTTAAGAAGAGTTACACTTAGTTTTGGTGGGCTATATTCTGATAAGCCTATTGCACAACCTTTTACAGACCCGCATCTTGTATTCTATTCAAACACCGTAACAGTAACAAATCTTGGTAAAGGATATACAAAAGGTAAATTTATACCAATTGGTGGTGCACCTACAAGAGATGCACAAATATCATTTGATGTATTTTCTAGCAACGGATCAATCAATTCGAGTTCTATTGCGGTAAGTGATTCTGGATTGTATGAAGCAAATGTTGTTTTGTTTCCAAATACAACACCAAACACTGTTGTTCATACAATGTCAATTGCAAATACTGGATTGGGACATTCAAATGGCACAATCGTATTCAATGACCTTGGTATTGCTACAATTACAGCAAACGCAGGTGCAATTGCTGTAAACAGTTGGATTAATTTTAGTAATAATATTGGCATACTTGGGTCAAGCAATTTGATTGCTGCAAATGCCCGTGTGTTTGTTAATACAACTGGCCATGTTATGAATGTCACACTGTATGCAAATGGTGTGTATTTTAATCCACCTCTAATTTCAAATGTTTACACTAATCTAATTTATGTTGAAAACACAGCGGCAATATCAAAATCATCTTACAGTAATGCTGTGTTCACAATTACACCATTACGATATTCAAATCAGCCTGCAATAGTTACTGCTGAAGTTTATCCGTCAAACGGTGCAATTCGTAAAGTAACGATACAGGATAAGGGTTTATACGCCAATTCCCTAAGAGTGACTTCAATTACGGCAAATGCTGGTGCTGTTGCGGTCAATAGTTGGATTAATCTTGACGGATATTTGGGATATAATACATCATCCAATTCCGCTAATGCACGTGTTTTCGTCAACACTGAGGGTTATATTGAAAATGTAACCATATATGCAAATGGTTTCTATGGTAGTATTCCAGAAATTTCTAATGTTTATACAAACTTAGTATACTATGAAAACACTGCTACTATTTCAACTTCATCATATACAAATGCAGTGTTTACAATTACCACAGCAGACCGTCCGACTACCATAGGTCAATTGATTGGTGTACCAAACACATGGCCAATTTCTGTAACTGACGTCGGTCCTAACGTTTCACCATTTCCGCTTATTACTTTTAATGGTGCATCTCATCAAAATGGATTTGTTGTGTTCTCAGGTGGCGACCCAATCGTTAATGCTAATGCTGTAATTGAAGTTTATCCAGCAAATGGTGTAATTCGTCAAATCACAGTTTTAGCTAATGGACTTTATAGAAGTGCACCAACTGCGACACCAAACAGTGTACCCGTTTCAATCACAGAACTTTTACCGTTACTGCCTAATTTTGGTGGTAGAGGATTCTCTAATGGTTATGTCAAAATTGTCGGTGGTGGGGCAAACACTCCTGCTAACATTCAAGTAGTCGTAAATTCTACAGGAGCAATTGTTAGGTCGCAGATAAATAACATCGGATTGTACGCTAATGGTGAAAATATTAGTGTAAATCCTGGTGTTCATACTATTACAGCAAATGCTGGTGCGATTGCCGTGAACAGTTGGATTTCGTTCCCGATTGGAACACCTGACGCTGCTTCAAATATTGCAAATGCCCGTGTGTATGTAAACACAACAGGTCACATTGTAAATGTGTCTCTGTTCGCAAACGGCATTTACACAGTAACACCTAATATTTCAAATGTCTATACAGACTTGAGATATTATGAAAACACTGCTGCTATTTCAACTTTGTCATATACAAATGCAGTGTTCTCTATTGTAATGGGTCCTGTAATTCATAGAATTAGCAGTAATCCTTCAATTAGTGGTACAACTGCAAACGGAAATGGAACACAATTTTCACTGTCGTATAATGCAAATACTAGCAATTTAGCTAGTTTGATTGTTGCAACAACAGCAAATGGTTTGCACACTGGCAATGTAGTGTTTACTGCGAACAGTAATGTTCTTACGAATGCAACATTTACAGCTAGTGGTGTGGCCAACACACAAACGATTGCAATTATTGATGTTGATTTTATTGAAACAAATACAGCAGCAGTTGGCTCTATAGAAGTTTATCCGTCAAACGGTGCAATTCGTAAAGTAACAGTTACGAGTAATGGTGCATATTATTATCCACCTATAATTATACCTAAACATGTTGGTGGAGTTGCTAATGTTACTGTAAATGCTGGTGCTATTGGTGTCAATAGTTGGATTAATTTCTCTGGTGATACAAACGGTCCAGCAAATGTGACGAATGCCCGTGTATTTGTAAACACCACAGGTCATATTGTGAATGTATCTGTGTATGCTAACGGCATTTATAATGTATTCTCAGCACCATCGATTTCAAATACATACACAAGTTTAATATATTTTGAGAACACATCACCAATATCTACAGGTTCTTATACAAATGC